CCCCAACCCGCCCAAATCGCCGATCTGCATAATCGGGCTAGGCGGCGTCGTCCCGTTCAGGTCGTAATCTTTGTACAGTTCCCCGGTGATGTGATCCAGCCGTTGAACCTTTTTCCACACCTCATACGTATCAATCACGGTGATGTAAGCGTTATCCGTCGCATTGACTTCGCCCGCTCGCGTCCCCCGGCTCGACCAGCCAATCGGCAAGCTGCTGCTGGTAGGCGACGCCCGTAGGTACGTTCGCCCCAAATCATACGCCCCGTCCGTTGACCCAATCAGGATCGTTTGACCGATGTTGATGTCGCTGTACGTCCCCACCGACGCGCCGTCATACGTGATCGCCGCCAGCGGGTACGTCACACTCGCCATATTAACCCGCGCCTTCATCACAATGCTTGGGGCAAGGATATACAGCCAGCCCCGCGCACTCTGCGGATGATCATTCCACGCCATTTAGAACGTCTCCAATTGCCGCACAAGGATCACAACGTTGTCGTATTGCAATTGGAGTCGCGTCACCCGGCGCAGGTTGACCGCCTGCCCGTTATAGAACACATACGTCAATCCGTCGTCACCCGGCACAGCCACCGTGACCGCCGCATACTTGGCGGTCGTCAGTCCCGCCCGCGCCAGCGTGATCACATACTGCGCGGGGGACAAGGATGGAAATCGCAGCGTGATAAACGGCTCACCCGCGTCATACACCGCATCCGGCGCATACACTTCCTGCGGATATTCAATCCCATCGCAGAACGCCGCCATCGGGAACGCCTGTACGCTGGCGCTGCTGCTTGCCGCCGGGAAAATCAACACTTGCGCGGTGAGGATCATCGTCGCCCCCCTGCTATCCGTTCCAGCGCCATCACCACGATAGCGACTCGCTGATCATCGTCCGCCACTTCCCCGTTGAAGATCAGGTTGCCGTTCCATGTCACTCCGCCACCCCCGCCGCCCATCTGGTCGTTCGGGATGATCGTCCCGTTCTGGCGCGGCACAAACATCTCAGCGCCGCGCTCCCCCACAATGTACGGTTGCCCCGCGTTCACGCCCCCGCCATTCGCCCGCATTCCCGCGATAGGGTTACGCCAATCCGGTGGATTGATCGCCCCCGGCGCACGCCCACGCGGTCTATTCCCCGGTATCAGCTCAGGGAATAAGCCTTCAGGCGATCCAAAGTCCGCCGCTGGCGTATCCGCCGCTGGGGGGAACGTCAATGCCCATAAATCCACCAACATCTGAAGTGATGTGTATGCCCGCTCAATCCACGTAATGGCGATAGGCAAACCATCCGTAGTAAACCACGCTAAAAACGAAGTGAGTCCGGGACTGGTATCCGTCCAAATATCCTTAACGTCATCGACAAAATCATTGAAGCCGGGGAGAAATGTATCTGTGATATACGTCAAAACCCCCGGCAGCCCGTCCGTGATAAACCAGTCTTTCAAATCGCCGAGCGCCGGGCTTACAATGTCCCATATTCCGCCCAGCGTGTCACTAAAAGTCTGAATCAACGGCGTGATATGATTCGTAAAAGTATCATCCAACGCCGGAAACAGGTCCCCCGAAAACCAATCGCGCAGCGTCTCCCACGCGGGGCGTAGCGACTCCCAAATATTCCCCAACGTGTACGTCGTTTGAAAGCTCAACGTATTGGCGATCACTTCAATCTGTTGAGCAATCCCCTGCGCCGCGTCCCGTGTCATCCCGAAGCCTTCAAGGATCGTACTCAGGAAGCTAGACCCGTCCTCCTCAGTCGAAAACATGCTTTGAAGGGTTCTGGCAATGTCCCCGTCAAACTCGCCCAGCCTCCCGAAGAACACGCCAATCTGCCCGATCACCGCGCCCAGCCCGCCCATCAGGTCGACATTGAACACCGACGCCAGCAGCAAAACCGCGCCCGTCACCAACCCGATAGGCGATAGAATGAAGGTTATCAATCCCCCCACCAGCGATAGCGCCGCGCCAATTCCCATCAACACGGGTCCTAGTATCGTCGCCGCCGCCGTGATACCCGCAATCGTCAAAATCAATTCTGGGTTCGCCGAGACCCACGCCATCACCTGATCAATGATCGGCGACATGCGGTCAAACAATCGGTTGAGCGCGGGCAGCAGCACTTTCCCCACCGCGATCCCCGTCGCCTGAATTTTCGATTGCAGCAGTTGAAATTGGAACGCCGGACTCTCCCGCTGGATCGCCCGCGCCGCTTCCGTCGCGCCCGCCACCCCCCCCGCGAAACTTTGCGCGAATCCCTCAAATGTATCGCCCGTGATGGCGAGTACAGCTTGCAGCGCCTCGACGCGCCCCACCGCATTCGCCAATTCATCGGTGGACATCACGCCATTCAACCGCTCATACGTCCCTGTCAGCCCGTACATTTCTAATGCAGCACTACCGCTCGACGCGCCAATCGCCGCCAATGCGTTTGTCATGGCGGCGTTGGGGTTGATCAGCGCAATCATCGCCCCGCGCAGGTAATCCGCCGATTGCGACGCCGAATACCCTTTCGTGGTCAAAAACGCCATTTTGGTAGCGACATCCTCAAACGAAATGCCCAATTGCGCCGCGACCCCTGTCACATTCGGGATCGCCGCCGCAAATTCGTTCATCGAGCCAACGCCGAGTCCCACCGTGCGCGTCAGGATGTCCGACACGTTCCCGGCTTGATCGGCGCTCAAATTGTAAGCATTCATTACGCTGATCAATGCGCTCGTGGTCGCGGTCAAATCCGCTTGCCCCGCTTCACTCGTCGCAATCGCTTGATTCAAAATCGCCATATGCGTAGTCGCGTCGGCTACCCCCGACACGATCTCGTAATAAGCGTTCGCTACCCCTTGCGGTCCCGCCAGCGACACCTCGCCCAGCGCAAGAATTTCAGCGTTGATCTCGCCCATCTGCGCGGCGGTTTTTCCCAACACCGCGCCCGCGTTCGCCATTGCCGCTTCAAAGTTCATCGCTTGCGCCGCAGCCGCCCCGAACAACGCCGCCAGCGGTGCAGCCGCCGCCGTCAATTGACCGCCGAAACGAGTCATGCCCGCGCCGATGTTGCTGATGCTCGTCCCAAATCCTTGCATCTTCTGCATCGAGCGATCCATCGCCCCATCAAACTGCCGCAGCGCCCCCGTCGCATTATCGCGTAAGTCCAACGTTCCAAATAAACTGGCGACTTCAACCGCGCTACCGAACAAAGTGAGACTCCGATCACAATTCCACTCAGCCTACCGCGCCACCGGTCCATTAACGCGCCTCTCCCCTCTCCTGCTTTTGGGAGAGGGGGCGGGGGTGAGGCTAGAATCAAAAAAGAGGCTTTCGCCTCTTCGCTTACTTCTGTTCGTCCGCCCACATAATTTCCATGATGTCCTCAACGTCGCTGGCGGGCATCCTGTCAATCTCGACTGGTTTCACGCCCAACCATTTCGCAATTCGGATTCGGTTGATTCGCCACACCTCGTCCTCGTCAAAAATGATCTGCTTAGGAAACTTGCGGTGCATCCAAATCGAATGCCCTAGCCCGTTTTTTTTCCCGGCTGACTGGCATTGCCCTCCGCCATGATCTCTTCGTAGTGGTCTTGACTCAGCGTATCCAACCAGCCCGCGTCACCAATCTTGACGCCTTTTGGCAGCCACCCCTCCGGCACGCCGACCACGATCTGCGCCAGGAAACGATCTACTTCCTCGAAACAGTCCGTCGCCGCCTCAAGGTCAAAATCCCGTTGCGCCCGCTGCGCCTTGATCTGCAACAAAGACGCTTGTTTCGCTTGCTTGTGCGTGATGCGACTGCGATCAATCACAATCCCGCTATTTTCGTCTGTCATACCCATTCCTCTCGCTTTCTTTGCTTGTCTCCCCTCTCCTGCTTTTGGGAGAGGGGTCGGGGGTGAGGCTTCTTTGCGCCCGTCGGGGGTGAGGCTTCTTTGCGCCCGTCGGGGGTGAGGCTTCTTTGCGCCCGTCGGGGGTGAGGCTCGTCTAGCTGTACACCCCACCCGTGAACATATCCACGCTGGGCGCAGCCGCCCCTTCACCGCCGATGTTAAACGTGACCGCCGACTTATCGACGCTGACTTGATGATCAGACCCCGTGATCACGAAATTTTGGACGTGGCGCGGTTTGCCGCTCACATTCGATTCGGGTCCGTACTCAATGCTGATCGTCTGCCCCACCGCGATCTTCTGGATGTACGTTTGTACGTCCGTCAGGTCATACGCCAGCGTAATCGAGATGCTCGTGTCATTCAGACCCGGCGCACGCTGCACATGATCCACCCCCGCACCCGTCGTAATATCCACCGCCGAATTAGACGGGGAAAGCTGCACATCCTTAAAATAGGCTTGTACCGCCGTCCCGCCCATCGTCAAATAAACCGTATTTTCTGCGTAACTGACCATCGTCTAAATCCTCTCCATCCTAAAGCGAAACCGATTGCCGTCGTGATACACCTGCACACCCTCCACCATCTCAACCATGTGGACGATTTGCTCTTGCTTCACGTGGATGATCACCCACTCGCTGCCCGCGTCCAACGCCCCAGCCCTCGACAAATCCGCGTCATTAAACAAGCTGCTGATCCGCTGCGCCCCATACAGCGCCTGTCCTAATTCCGTGCTGATGATCTTAATAGTCAGCACGATCTCCGCATCCTGACTCACCCGCGCATTCAGTTCGCCACCGCCCGCGTAGTTGAACACCACATACGGGCGCTCGGTTTTTGCGGGCGCAAGGTCGGGAAACGCTTTCGTCCCCCAAATCTCGCTCGATGCGATCAATCGGTTGCGAACCGTCCGGTACAGTGCCGCCAGTGCGACCTCAGCCATTAGCGCATTACCCCGAAGTCTCGCACATAGTCCGCGAATTTGCGTTGACGCCATTCCTCAAACACAGGGGTCACAAACGGACGCGCCGCCATATTCTCAGTACCCCATTCCAGCATAATCCCATAGATTACGCCGTCCTGAACCAGATAGCGCAGCTCCCCGTCTTTCGACCAGCGCATCGACGCCCGCAGCGTCCCCGTATCAACGCCCGGCGGATCACCCGCAGCAGACACGCCGCTCCCGAAGCTCAACACTATATCGTTGACTATCTCCGTCGCCACGCCGCGTAGCATCTGGTCGGCGCGTTCTGGCGTCTCCCGGATCAACCGTTCCAGCTTGGCTTTATTCAGCCTGACCGTCATCTAATCCCGCCTCTGCAAAATCGCGCTGTGATACGCTTCATCGGTCAGCGCGTCCTCAATCCGCACAACGTTGTACACCAGCGCGGCAATCGTCACCCGCATATCTACCGCCAGCGTCACATCCTGCGCCACGATCAACCGATATTCATATTCCAGCGACTCCGCCGCGCCCGCTTCCGCGATCCCGCTGCCCCGCCGCGCCCCAACCGAGATCAACCTGCACGGCTTATCAGCAGCCGTCACTTCCCATTGATGCGTCGGTTCGCCATACGTCCCTACCGCATTCGACTCGCGCTCGATCAAGCACGTATCGCTGAAACTGGTCTCAGTCACACGTCGGATCATGGCAAGCACTTGGCTGCTGATGATTGGCATAAGCTACCTTCTATCTCCCATCGCCCACTTCTTTTCTCCCCTCTCCTGCTTTTGGGAGAGGGGTCGGGGGTGAGGCGTCTTTCCCCACGTCGGGGGTGAGGCGTCTTTCCCCACGTCGGGGGTGAGGCGTCTTTCCCCACGTCGGGGGTGAGGCGTCTTTCCCCACGTCGGGGGTGAGGCTACTCATCGTCAGTCGATTCATAATCCGGCGCTTCTGTTGCCAAACTATCCGCCCGATACGTATGCACCGCCGTCGCTGTAATCGCAGAGATACCAAACTCGCGCCGCTTCTCATTCAGCATCAGTTGATACCCCGCCCGCGCCGTGCCGTTACTCACTTTGAGCCAGTCGGCTTGAAAATCCGGCTGACTCAATTTCAGGATGATAAATTTCAGCCCGGCGATCACCGCCGGCTTCCACGTCGTTTCCTCAGCGATCATCATGGCGATTTCTTCATCGCTCAAAAATGATTCCGCCGATACGGTCTGCCCCGTGTGAAATCTCACTCGCGTCAAATCGGTTGGCGTCGCTGAGGGGCTATACGTGAAAGTCATGGTTACGCCTCTACAAAAATCGTCACATCTAACGTTTGCGCCGGGTCGCCTTGTGCGATAGCCGCCGTCATGTACCCGTCGACGGGCTGCCGATCATACCACCCGGTCAAACCCGCCCCCGTTGGGCCATCACCCAGCACACGCGGATAATACCACCCCGACGACGTGACATTTGTGAGTGTCAGCACCGCCAGAGCGGGGGTGACAATCGAGATCGTGATGTCAGTCGTCGCCGCTGGCGTCCCCGCTTGCGCCACATAGATCGCGTGGATTAGCCCGCTGATGATGTTGCTCGTCACCGTTGCCACCGCCGATCCCGCGCTCCCCGCAGCAACCGCTTGTGTCAGCTTATGCGCCCGGATTGCCATGATTTACGTGTCCGCCACCGGGTCAAGGATGCCCGACTTGTTCGCCGTATTGAGCGCGTAGTTTTCCGCCCCATAAGCCGATGCCAGCGCAACCGCCCCCGCCAGCGTGGTTACAGCCGCAGCGACACGATTGTCATACACAAATCCCGTCGATGCCGCCACCAGCAAAATCGCGCTCACTTGCGAAGTGCCGCCCGTTTGCAAAATCACATTCCGCGCAATTTCGCAGTTCACCACCGCCGTTGTCGCATTGATCGCCGCGCACGTTGCGCCGTTTTGCAGCGCAAGGATGAACGTGTTATCGATGATGCGGGCGTTGTCCGTCCCCACCAGTTGTATCCACAGTTGAGCCGCAGCCGCCGCCGTCGCTTGATAGTGATAACAATTCTTCACCGTCAAGTAATCCGCCGCCGCCGTCGTCAACAAAAACTGAATCGTCTGGAAGGTTGCTGTCTCAAAGTGTTCGATGCTGTCCAGCGTCACATAAGCCGCAGTGACATGGAACATCTTGACCACTTCATCAATCGTCGATGTGACGCGCAGGTTCGCCACCGTGATATTCGCCGCGCTGATCGCAAACGTTGCCGCCGCTGCGCTAAACGATAGCGTTGGACGATTCGTCCCGTTGCCCATCCCGATAATGCTGATCCCCGCTACATCTGCGGCGATCCCCGCCGCCGCGCTGACCGTCTCAGCATGACCGGGCATCACGAAGATGATGTCGCCCTTATTCGCGCTACACAGACCGATGGCGTAATCAATCGTCGCCAGCGGTCTTGACGGCTCTGTGCCGCCATAACTATTCAATCCCGTGCCGCTGTGAACGAAGAACACGCTGCCCGTTGTCAGCAGCCCGCCCGTTCCCGGCAAAACGGGCATTCCGAAGCTGCTCACCCCGTTCGGGAACTTTGTGAGATTGGTCATAGAAACCTCTTTCTTGTAGGGACGAGGCACGCCTCGTCCTTCAATTTGACTCCCTCCCCAAATGGGGAGGGGGTTAAGGGGTGAGGCTAACTAGCTAGGGTTGCTGCCCGCAGCCCAGCGCCAATCGCGCCACCCGTAGCTGTAACGCATCCGTGCGTTGAAGAATGCAAACGCACGCTTTTCCACGCGATCCAACACCACATCCATCGGGATACGGTTGAACCACTTGAGGTTCTGCTTGCGCTTGATGCTGTCCACCATGAACCACGCATTCGAGTCGGTCAAATAATGATCGACCTCCACCTTCCAGCGCCCGCGCTGGGCGTTGATCGCGTTGTTCCCGCTCGTCGGGTCAAGAATCGACTGCGCGATAATCAGCGCATCGTCTTCCAGTCCCGGCGGCACGATCAGCGTATCCGGCGTCACGGCGATCAGGTTGCCCTTGTCGTCTTTGAACGCTTGCATTGCCTCGCGGATCGTCCGCACGTTGTCACGGGTCAGCGCCAGCGCGAAATTGTTATCTTGCACGCCGCTGACTTCGGGTCCGTTGGGGTGAGAATCGCTGAAAAGCGCCACGCCGTCCGCGCCCAGAAACGCGCTGCTAAACCCGTTATTGAACACCGATGCGCGGTCAACTTCCCGCTTGAGCATGGCACTATCACCCAGCGCCCCAGCCGCATCCATGACCCCCGTGTATTGGTTGTCCTCGATCAGTTCCTGCTGAACAGGCAGTTCGAGCAGATACGTCGTATGAGTAAACGTCTTCTGATACCCCGCGCTCATATCAACGGTTGGCACAATGCCCGTTTTAGAATAGTGTTCCCACGCATCCGGGCTGACCGCGCCAATCGCCTTCATATGTTCGCTGGATTTGCTTGACCCCATCACGTCATACTGCATATCAAGCAGCGACGAACGCCGCCCCGCGCCCAAGAAAAACCATTCACGGATACCGGGTTCGAGCGCAGCCGCCCACCCTTCCTTGGTCATCACGCCGTCCGCAAACCAGCGGCGACGCTTACGCAGCGACACAGCGCCCGCCGCATTCTTGCGTCGAGTTGCCCGATTGCCGCCATCAAATTTGATTGCATCCGACGGTGCCATCACCGCCGCCGTTGAGACGAGTCCCGTCCCGATTACCATCATCACCAACAAGGTGATCAGGTGAATTGTTCGTTTGATCATGATATTTCCTCAGTCCCCTGATTCCGCGACTAGTGCGCTTGTTACTGCGCTTATTGCGCCTTGTTGTTGTGATGCTTGCCGACGTTGATCACGACCAGCGTTTCTTCCGTCGCTGTGCTTTCCGCATACACGACAAATTCTTTGCCAGAACTCGCCGCCACTGTTTGAGCGCCCGTCGCCCCTGCAATATCGAGCGTTGCGCCCTTCAAACGCGCCACCGCGTCATACACGCCATAGATCGCGTCAACATCAACGATCACCTTAAAGCGCGTGGTGCTGTCCGTCCCCGCTGCCGTTTCGAGAATGATCCCTAGCAGGTTGGTATCAGCAGCCGCCGCAAGGTCAATCTCACCGCTTTCAAGGTTCGCCAAATCGCCCTTCGTGAGCGTTTCGGTGTCCTTACATAAAATATCTTGAATGGTGGGCATTGCGCCGCTCACGCGCCCGCGATAGCGAAATCCCGCAGATGTATCGGTCATGATTACCTCTTCACTCTTGTTCGTCTGTCAACGTACCGGGCAGGATGCTATCCCCCCGGCACAGGCTTCGAGGCAATCCGCCGCAGCGGACGCCTCCCCAACTATTCCCCGCGCTGCTGAATCTCTTGCAGACGTTTGGCATAGACTTCAGGCGTCATATTCATCGCCCGCGCCACCGCCTTCTGTTCGTCTGTCAGTATGACCGCCCGCGTCCCACCTCCACCGCCCGCCCCCGCGTCGATGTCCGGCGCGGGCTTGACAGTCAGCAGTTCCCAACTGGCGTCTAGCCACTTGGATAAACTCTCTGGCGAATAATCAGTGGGGATCAAACTACGCATCCCTTCCTGTACCCGCGCAATCCGTGACGTATTCGCCTCACGGATCATCGTCTCCAGCGTTTTCGCCCGTTCCTCGTAAGGTTTCAAACCGTCGCGCTCGACCCTCAATTGCTCCGCCAGCGATTTAAAATTACCTTCCTCAGCCAAACGTTTCTGCTGTTCCTCTTGCGCCGTTTTCAACGCGATTCGACGTTGCGCGGCTTCGTCACGAAGATCGCGTATCGCCTTCTGCGCCCACCCCGGCAGGTCTTCAATGCGTCCCTCTTGTTGAGAGGGGTTCGTCAGTTGGGCATCCTGCCCCGCCGATTGCGTTGTTTCGTCAGGCATCAAGCCTTCTCCCTGTTTTCAGTCCTACGCTGATCATGCACTTTATTACTTGGTGTAACGCACATTCTATAACCCTACTTTGCAAACATTGGTAGATGGCTCACATCGTCATTCACGATCACCTGCCGCGCTTCAAAGGGCAGCCTCACCCTGTCCCGCGCCATCGCCACATACTCAGGCGATTGATCGCCGCAGATGTAGCGCCGCTTGCAATTCCGCGCCGCTAATGCCGTTGTCCCGCTCCCCACGAACGGGTCGAACACCACCGCCCCTATCGGGGTTGTCAGTTCGATAAGCCGCGTCCACATCTTGACGGGCTTCATGGTGGCGTGCTGATGCCCCCCGCCGAGCGTTGCCAGATTTTCCGGTAAAAATGACCACACATTGGTAAAATTGACGTACTCAGGTGAGCGCATAACTTCCTTCATCCATGAATGTCCTGCATGAGATTTGTGCTGGCTCTCGTCGCCACGACGTTTCATAGTCGGTGGTTCACCGCGCCGGATAGTTACATGTAGGTTCTCGATGTATGTGGCTACTGAGGCAATAGTGGCAGCATCGACCAAAAGTCCCGGCAGTTTCACGTCGGTGTATTTCCCTTTGGTTTGGTGATATTTCGACACCCCTTTCGTGTAAATGAACAGTTCCTCGTGCGAACGATTGATCTCCAACATACTTGTCGTTGTTTTTCGCTTGATCCACGCAATATGATCCTTATAGCGTAATCCGGTGGCGCGAAGCGCAACTAACCAATCAATCATCATCGGCATTTGGGTTGTAAAGGCGCAAAACCCCTTCGGCTTCAAAACGCGCTCGACCTCGTTGAGAAACGGGAGTATCTCAATAGGTTGATCCCACTTGTCAATTCCCATCCCATACGGAGGATCGAACAGCACGGCGTCAACCGACTCATTGGGCAGCAGCGCACACAATTCCATTGCATCAATGACGTGTATACGATTCATCAGCACATGATCAAATAAGTAGGGTCGCATCATCGGTGTCGTCATCGTGCCAGCATCCCCTTCACTGACGCCTCTCGTACCATCTCACCGAACACGCGATCATTGTACGGTTGCACAAAGTCGCGCAGATCAATCCGACCACGCCGCCACAATTCATACGCCGAGTCGCCCATCTGCGCCCGTTGCCGTTCTTCCGGCAACCCCCCAAACCACGCCTCGCCCGTCCGCACATCACGCGGACGCCCCTTCACCACGCTAATCGACGTACACCTGCCCGCATGGTGATCATTAATCCGCTCACCAATCGGCAGCCGCGTCCCATGCAGCGCCACGCACGCCATACACGTCCGCGAATCCAGCGCCGCAATTCTAATTTGTTCCGTCAAAATATCAGCATTAGCGACCCGTTGCAGTACCGCCGCATCCCGATAGCTCTGCAATTGAACCGTCCGCATCAGCGTATTCGCTTGCGCCACGCTGAACCCCTCGGTCATCTGCCTGATCAATTTCGCCGTTTGCAGCGGATTCCACCCCGCCACAATCCCGCGTATCGCTTGGTTTTGTACCGTCCCCAAAACCACGCCGGGATACCGGCGCATTTCCTCAGCCCACCCCGGCGAATTGACATACCCCACCAGCGCATTGACCGCCTCCGGGTCTGGCGTATTCCACTGCACGCCAATCACCGCCAATTGCTGATCGTTAATGCCCGGTATCGCCAGTTCCCGCACGAGCCGCCGCGCCGCCTCAATCCCCGCCCGTTGCGCCTCAGCCGCGCCCACATCAATCCGCGCCGCATTCCGCCGCAATTCCGGTTCGAGGTCAGCCAGCAGCGCCCGCAGCACCGGGTTATCCGGTTTAAGCCGTTCGCCCGCCGCCGCCAATCGCGCCGCCTCAGCGTCTAATTCCGCTAGTCGCTGTTTAATCAGCCCCGTCCCCACCGACGACCCGATAGATCGCAGCGTTGCGCGGGTCGCCCGTTCATAGCCGCGATCCAGCAGCAGCCTTGTCAAATCGCCTATTCGGTTCGTCGGTTGTGTCACCATTCCAATCTTTCTCCCCTCTCCTGCTCTTGGGAGAGGGGTCGGGGGTGAGGCGTCTTTGCTCGTCGTCGTCGGTGAGGCTTCTTTGCTCCCCGTCGGTGAGGCGTCTTTGCTCCCCGTCGGTGAGGCGTCTTTGCTCCCCTCTCCCCTGGGAGAGGGGTCGGGGGTGAGGCGTCTTTACTCGTCGTCGGTGAGGCGTCTTTTATTAAGCCGTGAGTGCGGCAGGCCCGCGCACGATCTTGAGATTAATTTTCAGGGTAGATTTCGCCACACCGAGGATCACCGGGTAATGCCCAGACGCCAGATCCCCAACAGGCGCAATCCCGCCCGCCGTCGCGCTGAGGACATACACACCGTCGTCGGCAGCCGCGCTCAAGCTGAGTGTCCCGCCCGGCGTGAAATCATCGTCCTCATACACATACGTGAGCGGCTGCCCACTTGCCACGCTTTGCAGCGCAATCCCCACTACGTTCGCCGTCGCAGCGCTGGCATTTGCATCCGCCAGTTTCAGCACCTGCGAGGCGCTGCCGTCTGCATACAACACTTGCCCGGCGAGGATCGTCGCGCCCGCCGTCCCCCCCCCTAGTTTGGCATTCGCCCCCTTCAGGACGCTTCCCGGTGTAATAACAATATCTGTCATAATTCTTATTCCCTCTCTATCCGTCGATACGTTGCTGTCAGCCTACCCCGCTCCCCCCCCATTAACGCGCCGGAATCAAAAAGGCGCTGCAATCGCACCGCCTCACTTTTCATAATCCGCTTTCTATATCCCGTCTCGCCCGTCTCCCCTGTCTCCCCTGTCTCCCCTCTCCTGCTTTTGGGAGAGGGGTCGGGGGTGAGGCGTCTTTGCTCGTCGTCGGTGAGGCTTCTCTACTCCCCTCTCCTGCTTTTGGGAGAGGGGAGTAGAGAAGC